TCGCTCCTCCGGCATAGCGATAAATATCCCCCCGAGCATCGATTTTCACGTTTGGAGTTGAGATGAGCTTGTTTGAGGAGGCCCCGAAGGGTCGTTTGGCGGGCCTTGTTGCGCTCCGTGACCGTCTGGCGCGGGAGATTGATACTGCTGAGCAGTCGAGGGATGTTGCGGCGCTTAGCAGGCAGTTCAGTGATGTGCTTTTGCAGATTGATGAGCTTTCTTCTGGCGCTGCGGATGCTTCGAAGCCGGTTTCCCCATTGGATGAGTTGCGACGTAAGCGTGCCGAACGGGCAGGCAAGACAGGCTAGACGGTGATGTTATGGCGGGTGCGTTGCGAGGTTCGCAAGTCCCGCGGTTCAATATTGCTCCAGCTCCTCGAGGCTTTAGTTCGGATGACGCTGTTGATGCTGTTGAGTTTGCTGCTGGTTATGGGCTTGTTGCTGATGAGTGGCAGGAGCTTACTTGTGGTTCGTGGATGCGGAAGGTTGGCGGGCGTTGGTGCGCGTCTACTTGGGCGATCACGGTCAGCCGGCAGAACGGTAAAAATGGGTCCCTTGAGATTGTCGAGTTGTACGGGACGGTTGCGCTCGGGCTGAAGTTTCTGCACACCGCTCACGAGGTTAAGACGGCGCGTAAGGCTTTTTCGAGGCTGAAGTACTTCTTTGGTGAGAAGGCGAATGATCCGACTGCTAAGTTCCCTGAGTTGAACGCGCTGGTGCGTGAAATCAGGAACACGAACGGGCAGGAAGCGATCATCCTGCATAACGGCGGCTCTGTTGAGTTCATCGCACGTTCTAAGGGTTCTGGCCGTGGGTTCACGGTTGATGTCCTGGTTCTTGACGAGGCGCAGGACTTGCAGGACTCGGAACTTGAGGCGCTGCTGCCCACGATCTCAGCGGCACCGTCTGGTGACCCGGTGACCATCTTCATGGGAACCCCGCCGGCTGACATCGGCGATAAGGGTGAGCCTTTTGTCCGCGCCCGTGACGGCGCGATTGATAAGTCTGACAAGCGCATTGCTTGGGTTGAGTTCTCGGCTAACGGGAACATCGACACGATGACGCCTGATGAGCTGATCCGGTTTGTTGATGATCGTCGGAACTGGGCGCAGGCTAATCCTGCTCTTGGTGGGCGAATCAACATTGACACGATCATTACTGAGCGGTCCAGGTTTTCGCCGGCGTCGTTCGCTCGTGAGCGGTTGAATATGTGGCCTGAGGCTGGCGCCGCGACGTGCCCCATCCCTGCGAAACCGTGGGACGAGCGACGCCTTGAGGTCGTGCCTGAGGAGTGGCCGCTGGCTGCACTTGGGTTGGACATGAACCCTGAGCGGACGAAGGTCACTATCGGTGTCGCGGCACATGCGCCTCATGGGGTGCATGTGGAGGTCGCTGAGGATGCGCCGTTCTCTGATGAGGGTTCTAAGGCGTTGGTTGACTGGGTTTTTGCTCGCGCTGGCAGGCGTGTCCCGGTTGTCATTGATGCGTACTCGCCCATCCGGTCTATCGAGGCTGCCCTTAGAGCGAAGGGGTGCAGGGTGTTCATCATGGGCCCGAACGAACTGTCTCAGGCCTGCGGCGGACTCTATGACGCCGTGATGAAAGACAAGTCCGTGACCCACTTCGGGCAGAAATCCCTCAACGATTCATTGGCTGGCGCCGTGAAGCAGAAGTTTGGTGATGGTGGAGCTTGGAAGTGGAATCGTCGGACCTTTGACATTGACCTCACTCAGATCATGGCCGTGACGGCTGCGCACTTTGGTGCTGTGAAGTTTGCTAAGAAACCCCGCGCTGATGGCGCTGAAAAGAGAAAGGTGGTGATCCTGTGATTGGTTCTGGTGCTGAACTGGTGCTTGATCATTCGGATGCTGCCCTTCTGGGTGAGTTGGTGCGGGTTTGGGAGGCTAAGCGTCACCGGAATCTTGTGCGGTCGGTCTATTACGACGGTAAGGCTGCGCTGAAGGACTTCGGGATCTCGTTGCCGCCGACGATGCGCGGTATTGAAGCTGCTCTTGGCTGGGTCGCTAAGGGCGTTCACGCGGTGACGGATCGTTCGAAGTTTGAGGGGTTTGTTTCGACGGATGGGTCAGATGATCCGTTCGACTTGTCTGGGATCCTTTGGGATAACCGGTTCTTGGTTGAATTCCCCGCGGCGGCGGTTTCTTCTGCCGTTCATGGCTGCTCTTTCTTGACGGTGTCGCAGGGTGATGTGCAGTCGGGTGAGCCTGGGGTGTTGGTTTTGCCTCGAGCTGCCGATTCTTCTGCTGCTCTTTGGGATCGGCGCCGGCGGGCCCTGCGAGGGTTCTTGTCTGTTGTTGATACGGACGACATGAACCAGGTTACGCAGATGATCATGCACACGCCTGAGAAGGTTGTGACGCTGGTTCGGGGTGCTGGTAAGTGGCGTGTTGATGTCCGTCGTAACCCTCTCGGGGTAGTTTCGGTGTCGCCGCTGGTGCATAAGTACGAGCTTGGGCGCCCGCTGGGTCATTCGAGGATCACTCGGGCGGCTATGGGCTATGCGGATTCGGCGCTACGGACCATCGTCCGCGCTGAGGTGTCGTCTGAGTTCTATTCGGCGCCTGAGTATTACTTGTTCGGAGCTGATGTTTCCGCGTTTGTTGGTGACGACAAGTGGACTGCGCTCATGGGCCGGATCAAGGCTATGGATGTTGAGGATGGCGACGATAAGCCTGACCTGCACAGGTTCACGGGCGCCTCGCCGCAGCCGCACACTGATCAGCTCCGCATGTGGGCGAACCTGTTTGCTGATGACCAGGACTTGGACGTGAAGTTCGCTGACTCGTCTAATCCGTCTTCTGCTGACGCTATTTTTGCGGCTAAGGAAACGCTGATCACGACTACCCGTGACGCTAATGCGATGTGGGGTTATGGCGCTACTCAGGCGATGCACTTGGCGGTTCGTCTGCGTGACAATCTGCCTGCGGTTCCTGAGGAGATGCGGTCTTTGACTGCGCAGTTCACGGATCCGGCGATTGTTTCGCCGTCTGCACGTGCTGATGCGTTTACGAAGCTGGCGTCGTCCATCGAGGGCTTCGGCGCTTCTGAGGTTGGCATGGAGTACGCGGGGCTGACTCGTGAGCAGATTATTCGCTTCCAGGCTGACCGTCGCCGCGCATCAGTGAGTCAGCTTGTTTCTGGCATTGGCGGACGTCTCGCCGCCGCCGCGGCTGACCCTGTTGTTCAAGAAACTGCTGCGGAGCGTGGCGCGGAGGTCGCATAGTGATCCCCCTTTCGGTGGTGAACGGTTATGACCTGACCTTGAGTAGCCTCTCAACGGCTGCGTTGGGCGATTTGCGCGCACTTCTGGCTGAGGTTGAGGGGATGGACCAGGATGGGGCGCGGCGCGTTTTGTTTCAGGCGTTCCCTGCGCTGTTTGACCCTTACGCGGTGGCTTCGTCGGAGGTGTCGGCTTCCTTTTACGAGGAAGTCCGCACCGCCGCGAACGTTGAGGGCTCGTTTTCGGCTGACGTGATGGACGGTGTCGAAACGCAGCGATGGAATGGTCTGGTAGGAGCCGGAACGCAACCGAGGATGCTTGAGCAGGGCGCGGCTAACCTGATGTTCCAGTTCCTAGCCGGCGGCCTTACCTCCATCTTGACCGCGGCGTCTGCTGACACCATCTATGCCAACGCTCAGAAGGAGCGCGTAGCGGTTGGCTTTCAGCGAATCCCTAAGCCTGGCTGTTGCGGGTTCTGCGGGATGCTCGCGAGCCGAGGCGCCGCGTACTCTTCCGAAGGAGCCGCCTCGGGTGTTGTCGGTCGCGGAATCCCTGTCGGAAAAGGGCGCGGTAAGGGCATCAAGGGCCGTGGTGGTGGCATCAAAACGCGCGGCTCTCGTGAGATCGGGCAGGACTTCCACGACCACTGTAAGTGTCGGGCCGTTCAGGTATACAAGGACGACTACGTCGAGATGCAGTCCGATGCTGACAAGTACTTCGACTCCTACGCGACCGCCCGCAACAAGATCAGCGCCGGGCTAACGCTCGAAACGGTCCAATTCAAAGCCTCGGACGGCTCACTGAAAAACAAATACCAGTGGGTCAACTCTGACGGCAAACAGGTTTCTTCCACGGACAAGACGAAGATGATCGCCACGGCGATCCGTCACGACTTGGAAGTCAAATAGCCCGCACGGGCGAACCACACACAGTATCCATTCCCTGAGAGTCTGCACAGATTCGGATGGGCGTTCCCGCATGGGAGAGGAAATAGTAATGAGTGACGCACTCGCGACTGAGGTCGCAACACCGGCTAACGAGCCTGCCGCCCCTGCACAGGAGACGACGGATTGGAAGGCTGAGGCCCGCAAGTGGGAGGCCCGAGCTAAGGAGAACAACGGCGCCGCCACGAAGCTTGCGGAGATTGAGGAAGCGAACAAGACCGAGGCTCAGAAGCTTCAGGAGCAGCTTACCGCCCTTCAGGAACGTGCTGCGACCGCGGAACGGGACAAGGAACGGCTTGCGGTGATCGCTAAGCACGGGATCCCCGCCGATTATCACGATCTTGTGCATGGGTCTACCGCTGAGGCGCTTGAGGCGTCCGCGGCGAAGGTCAAGTCACTCATTCAGACAACCGCGCAGCCGCAGCAGTCGGCTTCGTTTGTCATCCCCGATGAGGGTAATAGTCCTCATCTTGCATTGAACGGCGATGGGCTTGAGTCCGCGCTGAAGAACGCCCTTAACATCAAATAGCTCTCTAGGAGAACATTATGGCTCAGGCCAATTCCACCGCTACCGGCGATTTCGCTGGTTTCCTCAAGCCCGAAGCGGCTGAGGACTACTTCCGTAAGGCGAAGTACAACTCTTCTGTGATGCAGCTTGCCCGTAAGGTGCCACTGGGCATCAACGGTCAGGAGATCACTTTCTCTACTGGCAAGGCGACGGCTGCCTGGGTTGCTGAAACTGGTCTGAAGCCGACGACTGAGACCAGCCTTGGGCTTAAGTCGTTCAAGCCGCACAAGATCGCAGCTATCTCAGTGGTGTCTGCTGAAGTTGTGCGTGCCAACCCGGGTAACTACATGGAGATCCTGAAGGACGAGATCGCTGTTGCGTTCGCTGAGGCGTTCGACGCTGCCGTTCTGCACGGTACGTCCACCCCGTTCGGCGCTTACATCGACCAGACGACCAAGTCTGTTGAACTGGGAACCACGTCCGCTGCTAACGGTGGCACCTACGGCGATATCGTCGCGGGCCTGAAACTGCTTGCTGACGACAAAAAGAAGCTCTCCGGGTTCGCTTTCGATTCCGTAGTTGAGCCTACCTTCCTTGGTTCCGTTGACACCTCCGGTCGACCGCTGTTCATTGACACCCCGCTGGCTGACACGACTTCGGTTATCACTCCGGGTCGCCTGATCGGTCGACCGGCGTTCCTGGGTGACGGCATCTCTACCGCCGTTGTTGAGGGAACCCCGAACACGGGTGGAATCGTTGGTTACGGTGGCGACTGGTCGCAGCTCGTGTGGGGTTCTGTCGGCGGAATCAGCTATGACGTTTCCACTCAGACTGCTGTCACCATCGGCGGCGTCCTCACCTCGCTGTGGGAGCACAACCTTGTTGCTATCCGCGCTGAGGCAGAGTTCGGCGTCCTGATCAATGACGTTGATTCCTTCGTTAAGTACACGGATCACAGCTAGTCCTTGGCTCGTCTGATCCACCCGACCGCTGGCACGGTAGTGACGGCTGGGGATTCCCTGGCTGATCGTTACCGTGCCGCGGGCTGGGCTGACGCTGACGCGCTGGCACAGCAGGACGAGGCGCCTTCGGAGAAGCCTAAACCCGCCGTGAGACGGACCCGCAAACCGCGCAACTAGGAGGCCCTGATGGCTTGGACTACAGCCGCAGAGGTTATTGAGGCGTGGATTGGTGAGGACGCTCCCACGGATACCGCGAAGGTTGACACCTGGATTGGTAAGGCTGAGCGTCTGCTGCGGTCGAAGATCCCGGACCTGTCGGCACGGATAGACGCGGATCCTGTAACCGAACCTGACCTGTTGGGCAACGTGAAAGACGTTGTGACCGAGATGGTGCAGGAGGTGTTTCGTAACCCGGAACGCATCAGGCAGCGTCAAGAGGGAACCGGGCCGTTCACTGGTTCGGTTACTTATGGCGGGGATCAGCCTGGCACGCTGCGTGTCACGGCTGAGCAGATCACTCTCCTGTCCGTGTCTGGGGTAAGTACGGGCGCGTTCACTATTGACATGATCCCGTCTTCGTCTCCTTTCTCCGCCTCTTACGTGTCTCCTTTGAATGATTGGGAGCTCGAGTGAGTGAGTCTGTGACCCGTGTCCCGTATGTGGGTGCTGGTGAGGATGTTCACGGGAACGAGACGGCGTCTTATGGTCCGGCTGTCGAGTTGACGGGTCGGTATGGCTTTGATCCGGGTTCGTCTAGTGAGCCTCGGCTTGCTGGTCAGGACAGGGTTGTTGTTGAGCCGACCTTGTATGGGCCTTATTCGATGCCGTTTCAGCCGCAGGATCAGGCGGTTATTCGCGGGGTTACTTATGAGGTTGAGGGTGTGGTTCGTCGTTGGCGGAACATGTTTTCGAATCGTGAGGCTGGGGCTGTCGTTAGTCTGCGGAGGGTCGATGGGTAATCCTAAGTTCAAGTGGAACCCGGCGGGCTTTGAGGCTATTCGTCGTTCGCCTGCTGCGGTGTCTCTGCTCGAGGGCAAGGTTGATGCGGCTGCGTCTGCTGCTGGTCCTGGTTATGTGGGGTCGGTTGTGCAGGGTGTTGGTCGTGGGACTTTGGGTCGTGCGATTGGGACTGTGTTTACGGATGATTTCAAGGCGATCCGGGATAACGCGAAGAACAACACTCTGGTCCGGGTTTTTGACAGGTTGGGTGGCTGATGGGCGAGGTTCTTGTTTCGCCTGATGTTGAGGCTGCTGCTGTGGTGTGGTTGCGGAATGGGTTGGGTTCGTTGGCGGATAAGGTCGCGACGAGGGTTCCTACGACGATGCCCGCGAAGATGGTTCGTGTGTCGTTGACTGGTGGTTCGCGGCTTGATGTTGCAACGGACGTTGCACAACTAACGGTTGAGTGTTGGGCCGTTGACGAACCTGCTGCGTCTAACATTGCCCGCACCGCGCAGGCCCTCATGTTCTCTGCTGCTGGTATGGCCGCGGGCGCAGTGTTTGTGCGCCGGGTCGATTCGGTGGGTGGGGTGCAGTTCTTCCCCGACCCTGACACGGCGAAACCCCGTTACCAGTTCACTGTCCGTTGGCATGTCAGGCCAGCTTCTATCTAACTAAAAGTGGTAGAATTAATGGTATAAGAAACCCCCGCGATTGCTGGTAACAATCCGGGGGCGCGACCAACACTTTAACGGAGTGCTGATATGCCTAATTCTACATGCTCTATCCCCGAATGCGATTCAGCCCCACATCAACGGGGCTGGTGTTTGGCCCATTACACTCGGGTCCGCAGAACCGGCAGCCTCGACCTCACTACTAAATTCACCTGCCAGGTGTGCAGCGTGGAGTTTGAGAAAACAGGCACGGGCCCTAAGCCTAAGTACTGCGGTTTGGAATGCAAGCGTGCGCGCCTTAGGACTCCCCCGCCTAAAGATGGTCGGTGCATGGGCTGTAGCGCCACGCTCCCCCCGCAAGGTGCAGGGAAAACGCGCATCTACTGTCGCCCAATGTGCAAATCCATCAAGACCCGCAGGCCAGCGTCAAGGCCATGCTCACAATGCGGCGAAGTCATAGACATGACGACCCGAACGAGCGACGGGCGGTTGAGGTACCCCGCGTACACCAAAGTATGCGAGTCGTGCCGTAAGCCGAACCGCTACCCTCTCAATGCTATCCAGTTAGCCGAACGCGACGGACCTTGTTGCAAAGGCTGCGGGCTGGAAGTTAATTTCGAGGCGGTAAAGCCGGACCCCTTCAGCCCCTCAGTTGACCACATCATTCCGTGGTCAAGGGGCGGGGCAAATATCCCGCAAAATCTCCAGCTAATGCACCTGAGATGCAACATTATCAAAGGCGTAAAGCTGGCAATCTAATCAATGAAGGGCCCTCACTCTGGGGGCCCTTTCTTATGCCCTTGGAGGGGTTATATGAATTCCGCTGCGAAGGTTGTAGCCGGCGTCCCGCTGGCGACGGGTGGTGTGCTCCTCGGGGCCCTCACCGCTACTGCCCCTACTACTGCTGTTTCGGCGCTGGCCGGGTTCTCTGCCGCGGGTTACATCGGCGAGGACGGCGTCACTGAGACGAACGAGCGGTCTACTGACCGGATCCGGGCTTGGGGTGGAGACACGGTCAAGGTTGTTCAGACCGAACATAACGTGACTTACCAGTTCACGTTCTTGGAGACTCTGAACGCTGACGTGTTGGCCGCTGTTTACGGCGAAGACAATGTGACCACGACTGCGGCGACCGTTTCGACGG